GCTATCACTGCCTTGGTATTGCTTTACAAACACAATAAGAAGTTTAAGGCTTTTGTTGATGGTATGTTTAGTGCTGCCAAGAAAGCCTTCGATAAAATCTTCAAGGTTACCAAAGAAATCTTTGGTAAGATCATTGATTTCTTTAAAAAGGACTGGAAACAAGTCCTCTTATTTATTGCCAATCCGATTGCTGGAGCTTTCGCTTTAATTTACAAGCATAATAAGAAATTCAAGAAATTTGTTGATGATTTAGCAAAGAACGCAAAAAAAGCATTTGACAACATTGTCAAATGGTTTAAGGATATTCCTAAAAATCTTAGCAAGACTTGGGATAACATCAAAGACGGCGCTAAAAGCGGCATGAAAAATCTTGGTTCTGCTATCACCGGTAAACTTTCTGACATCGGTAAAGAGTGGAAGAAAGGCTGGAAGAATTCCAAAGACTATCTATCAGACCGCTGGGATGATATGAAAGGCAATACTAAGGAAAGTATTAAACGTCTTGGGTCTTCTATCAAAGATAAGCATGATGAAATCCACGACAGATGGTCTAAGACTTGGAATAAGTCAAAAAATTTCCTATCAGACCGCTGGGATGATATGAATGCCGAAACTAAAAAGAAATTTGGCAATGATTTGAAAGGGTTGCTTTTTGATAATCTGGATAAAATCAAAAACAAATTCCAAGACATCTGGGACGGTATAAAGAACGGTTTTGGCGACATGTGGGATGGTTTGAAACGTCTAGCTGGTAACGGTATCAATGCGGTCATCAAAATTCCGAACGATGGTATCGACGGCATCAACGGCTTAATCCACGACTTCGGTGGTCCGAAGAACGCTATCTCTAAAATCCCACAAGTTAAATTTGCAGGTGGTACAGGTCTATTCAGCTCATACCGAAACCCAATCACTAGACCAACACTTGCTACACTAAACGATGGTAACGATAGCCCTGAGACTAACAACCAAGAGATGGTAATATTGCCAAACGGTAAATCATTCTTGCCACAAGGTCGCAATGTTGAATACCTCTTGCCAGCTGGTTCGGAAGTTATCAATGCCAGTGAATTGGCTATGCTCATGGGTGTTGAACGTGGAGCTTATGCTAAAGGTACTGGTTTTTGGTCTAAAATCTGGGATACAACTACCAATGTAGCTGGCTCAGTTTGGAATGGGCTGAAAAACGGTGTCGACAAATTCAAAAAAATGATTGATTTTGTCAGAAGTGCTATTACAGACCCTGTTGGTACACTAGCTAAAACATTTAGTCCTAATGCTGATAAATTGGGCGCTATGTTTACCCCGCTCGGAAATGCGTTGTATAAGAAACCTGTCGGAGAAGCTAAAAATTGGTGGAAAGAACTCTGGTCAATGGCTAATGCTTCAATGGACGAAGGCACTGTAGCTATAGGTGCTAAAGGCGATGACTACCGCTTCAAAGATAAAGCGAAAGACGCTGGAGTAGATCCCTGGGGGTACTACTATCGTGAGTGTGTATCGTTCATTGCTAGTCGTTTGGCAAATCTTGGTGTTAACCCTAGTCTATTCAGTTACCTTGGTGATGGTAGGATGTGGGTCTCTGCAAGAGTGCCACACTTAAGTAGACCAAAACCGGGTGTAGTATCTGTCTACACAGGGGGGCCAGTTTCAAGTAACCACGTTGACTTTGTAACAGCTGTACACGGTGATACTTATGACGGCGAAGATTACAACTACAATGGCGATGGTAAATATCATCAATTTACGGGTCGTCATGTCAAAAATGCTGCTACATTCCTTGATTTCGGTGTCCGAGATTTTGGAAGTAGTGATGATAGCGGAAAATCACTTAAAGATCGTAACAACCCACTTCAAACTTTAATTAAACGCCAAGTTGGCGGAATGTTTGACTGGATTAAGAAAACGCTTGGTCCGTTGCTCAGCCCAGCAGGCGGCGGTGAAGACCATCCACAAGGGACTGGGGTTGCTCGTTGGCGTGAGACTGTAGTCAAGGCCTTGCAAGCTAACGGCATAGAACCGAATGATTTCCGTGTGTCTAAAATTTTGGCGACAATTCAGCGTGAATCGAACGGAGATCCAACTGTTCAAAACAACTGGGACAGCAACGCAAGAGCTGGTCACCCGTCTATTGGTTTGATGCAAACCATCGGTCCTACTTTCAATGCGTACAAGCACCCTGGTCACAATAATATCCGCAATGGATATGACAACTTGCTTGCTGCAATCAACTACATCAAACACCGCTATGGAACGTCAGACGCAGCCTTTAGTCGTGTGGCTGCTTATGGTTACGCAAACGGTGGCCTAGTCCACAAGAACGGCGTCTATGAGCTCGCTGAGGGCGATATGCCAGAGTATGTTATTCCAACCGATATTGCAAAACGTGGCCGAGCGTGGCGATTACTTTCCGAAGCAGTAGCACGTTTTGCGGGCGATGCCCCACAAAGCAATCACGACAGCACGCCAAACCATGAGCGTGTTTCTGTACTAGAAAGCAAGCTAGACGTTATGATTGGTTTGCTTAGTCAATTGGTAACTAATGGCTCTAAGCCAATCGAGATTCAAAACATCATTGATGGTAGAAGCGTTTCAAACGGATTAGCACCATTTATGACAAAAGCAACTAACGAATATGAGCGCAGGCAAGCGCTGTTAGGAGGTAGCATTATTTGATAGGAATGTCAGTAATTTATGACGGCAAGAACTTAACCGAATTATTCAATGAAGGTCAAGGACGTGCCGTTCCAGTGGATGTCACCAAAAACGTGGCATCAAATTTCAACAACAACTATCAAGACCAAGGTCACAGACGTTATGGGCAACAATTTCTGTATAGCACATTATCAGTCAAGCAGATTCAAGTATCGTTTAATCTAGTTGGTAGCTTCGATTACTTTAATAGCGTTGCTGAAACGCTTGGTGGTTATCTCAACGTAGATGAACCTAAAACTTTGATTTTTGGGGATGAACCCAACAAAGTTTGGGAAGCTATCCCGTCTGGTCAAGTATCCTTAACGGTGGATAAGAACACTGCACCGATTACTGCAATAATAACAGTCACGTTTGACGTACCTAAAAGTTACGGTGAAAACAAAGCCGAAGCCTTGGTAAGTAGCGATGGTGAAACCAAGTACGGAAGTATTAAAAAAATATCTACAGGTCACTACAAAGCTACGCTAAAGAATTTTGGTACAGCTGAAACTTACCCAAACATTGAATTGAAATTTAATTCTGATAATGGCTGGGTTGGGATTGTCAAAAGCGCTACCGAAAACTATGAGATTGGTAATCCTAAAGAAGACGACACACGAGCCGTTAAGCGTTCGGAACTCCTCTTGGACTATCGAAACCCTGAAGACGTCAAACGTGGATTTGCACTAGGTCAAAAAAATGTTGGGCATTTTAACGACGATTCGGAAAATCTCAACGGTACACTAGGATTGATTGATGTCTTCGACCGCCCAAACATCGCCCTGACGTCAAGGGGAGATGGTCCGAAACAGAAAAACGGCGGTTCTATATCATGGGATATTCCAGCGGATTCTAATGGTGAGAAGGGTTCACTTAATGAGACTTTGTGGTGGAGGCAAGTGTTTTGGTTAGGATCGCCTAACCAATACGGTTATATTAAGTTATCCGTAACTGATGAAAACGGAGCGTTTCTCTACGGTGTAGAGACTAAAAAAGTCACTAATGGTCTTGATTGTGAATACAACTTTCTTGTATCAGACGGAAAAGGTGGCTATAAAATTCTTGAAAACAAGCATTTCTATGGTACACACCTAAACGAACACAACCCGTTCAACGCTCCTCGTGGTTGGTCTGATATTTTGAGAGTAGATGACACGATTCAATTCTATTGGTGGGGTACTTATCCAAGATTTAAAGTACCAGCTTTGAAAGGTAGAAAATCCAGTCGAATAAATGTTTTACTTGCAGGAATCTACCAATTGCCACTAGTGACCCATATGTACTTTGACGAGATTTATTATCGAAAAGATTTTGTCAATGCTATTGAGGATATCCCTAACAGATTCAGCATGGGTTCTATCTTAGAGGTGGACATGGCTAAAGGTAAAACCCTTATCGATAACTTGCCAGCATCTAATGAGTTAACATACTTGTCTGAACCATTCAGCATTGGTATTGGTGAAACTGAAATTGACATTTACACGTCAAGCTGGATAGCCAAAGACCCAACAATTGAAATTTCATGGAAGGAGCGCTTTGTATAATGCAAATCTGGATTCATGATAAAAGTATGCGTAAGGTGTGTGCTTTGAATAATGAAATTCCCGGAATGTTGCCATATACGAACAGTCAATGGCATTCATATCTTGAATACTCAACAAGTACGTTTGACTTCGCAATTCCTAAGTTCGTAAATGGCAAGCTACACGATGATTTAAAATACATCAATGACCAAATGTATGTGTCGTTTTATTATGATAATTCCTACCACGTTTTTTATGTATCGCAACTCGTTGAAAATGATTTTAGTTTTCAAGTGACTTGTAACAATACCAACTTGGAACTAGCAGCAGAAATAGAGCGTCCGTTAGCTAGTGTTGACGGTGCTAAAACACTTGAGTGGTATCTTCAAACCCTTGATTTACTTGGTTTCGCTGGCCTTGAAGTTGGTTTCAATGAGATTCCTGATAGGACAAGAACTATCACGTTTGAATCACAAAATGGTACAAAACTAGAACAGCTTCATAGCTTGATGAATCAATTCGATGCAGAGTTTGTTTTCCGTACAGATTTAAACCGAGATGGTACTTTGAAAAAATTTGTCATTGACATTTACCAACGACCAGATGAAAACCATCACGGCATTGGAAAGGTTCGAGGGGATGTAACTCTTTACTATCAAACAGGATTGAAGGGTGTTCAAGTTACTAGTGATAAAACGCAACTATTCAACCTTGGTTACTTTGTCGGTCAGGATGGTGTCAATCTTAACGATGTTGAATTTGAGGAGAAAAACGAACTTGGACAAGTTGAGTTCTACTCAAAAAAAGGTTCGTCTGCGATATATGCACCTCTTTCAATGGAAAGGTACCCTTCTACAATTAATGAAGGTAACGGAGATCGATGGACACGTAAGGATTTTCAAACAGAACACAAGGACGTTGAATCCTTAAAAGCTTACGCCTTGCGTACTATCAAGCAGTATGCTTATCCACTATTGACATATACTGTCAGCGTTCAATCTAGTTTCATTGAAAACTACAAGGATGTTAATCTAGGTGACACTGTTAAAATCATCGATAATAATTTTATAGGTGGCCTAGCCCTAGAAGCGCTTGTATCTGAAATGATTATCATCTTTGACAATACTACAAAAAATTCGGTTGTTTTTACTAATTTCAGAAAGTTGGATAATAAACCGTCTAGCGAATTGCAACAACGTATTGATGAGATTGTTTC